AATCAGCGGCCCCATATAAGTCGTCGCAGCGGCCTGCATCCCAAAGGGCATCTTGATTCGCAACTGTGTCCCCATCCCCGAGCCCGTCGTAGTGTCCTCGAAGAAGAAGTTCAAACTCACCGTGCGTCCCACCTTGGTAAAGCGATAAAGCTTCTGGTCCGCTTCTGCCACGGTCCAGGTGCCACTGTTCGCGGAGAACGTCCCTGCCGCATAGGGCACCTCCGTCCAGTCGAACATCCGCTCGACATCCATCAGCCGTCGCCGCGTATCCTCCGAAAACAAATACAACGACCGAATCGCCTCTTCGGTCCATACCCCAGACTCGTCCCGAATACGCCCGAAGTCGGGAGCCTGAATCAAGAGGGGAACATGACTGCGCGCCATTAGCCTTGCATCCGCCGTGAGGCTCCGGGCAATGCCTGATACCCCAGGGTCATGCCTTCCAAGCTCCAGCTCCCATCCGTCGAGTCATCGCTAATTCGCACCCGGAGTCCCACATCCTCGACGTAATACCCATTCGTGGACTGCATCTTGATGATCGCTTGTGTGGACTCGTTATGCACAATAATCGGCGACCGCTCAGACGCCGTCGCCACAATACGCCCCCCGTCCGCTGTAATCAGGGCGAGGCCCACGGGCACGAGGGACCGTGCGGCTGCACCTCGTGACACTGCCTCATCGGAGGCCGACCCTGCCATCCACTCGACCGTCAGCGTGACATCCGCGTCCGCTTCGGCGATGAAATCCAACCAGCGCCATCGCTTATAAAAGGCCATCAAGGGCTGTTGTCCATCCTGCCCGTAGAGAATCTTGGTCATCCACCGGGCTGCGATATTGGACCCATCGAAACTATCGCCCGTGAAAAACTCGTAGCAGTAGCCGCCCTTGGTGGTCTGTGACTCTCCCGCCAGAATCAACTGCGCGTCATCGGCATTCTCTAGCGTGGTGGCCGACGCCAACGGCATATCCGGCCACTCATACCAGACGCCCCACCGATAATTCCAGACCACCGCCTGTGTGCATTCACGGGCATCTTCAGCCGCCTTCGCCGGACCAGGGAAGAACCAGATCACATGCCCCCGCTCGATGTCATGAATGGCGTGGACCTTCTTCCGGTATGCGTACGCAAACTGTGACAGGGTGTTCTTCACCGCCGTCGAGATAATGGTGTCGTTGTTCCCATCAAAGAGCCGGATATCTCCCAGTGGCGTGAAGTAGGCCAGGACATTCTTGCCGACCGCGCCCTGCTTCCCGGACGTGTCTGTATAGACCGCACCTGCGGGTACGGTCACGACCGAGTTGTGTGAGACTGTCCCGGTTATGGCATTGGTTCGAGTCCGTCGCCAATCCATAATGCTGTTGGCGATTTGTCCGGTGCCGGAGACGGTCCAGATACTTTGCTCCTGGAACACCACCAACATGCCGTCGTAATCCCCACTGAGCCCGGTAATAACGTCCCCGATTGATCCATGAGACTCATCTGTAAAGTCGAGGTAGTTATTGGCCCCCACCTGATCAGGCTGTCCGGGGTCTGACCATTGCACACGACGAGGATTGGCGTTGGTGCGTGCCCACCAGAGCCGCTGTTTATGGGGCTCGACGAAATAGGTGCCCGCAGGTGGCGCATCACCATGTTCTTCCAGCGTACGATTCGCGAGAATATCGAGATCCGAGTTGTTATCGACATAGCTCGTCGTCGTGCGGCCTGCGATAAAGGAGACAAAATAGAATGTCGTGCCCGTGCCTGTCGTGCGATAGAGTTCGTAGCCCGTAATGTCTGTGTCAGAGTCAGCGGTCCACGAGACGGTCACACTCTTATTCTCAACCTGCACAACCCCGGAGGTGGTTGACCCGGCCACCCGTGTTTCTGTCCCATCCACGCTGACAAGCTTCCACGTATACGAGCCATTTAGCTGCCCGAGCGTGCTTCCTGCGCTTCCAGCAGGCGTCGGTGACTTCGTTGTCGGCCCTGCCGTGCCAAGCGACGAGCCATTCCAGGTGCGTGGAGCTTCGGCATTCCCGAGCGTGATGTAGAGCACGTCATCTACTTGGGCAAAATCTGGACGTATCCCGACTTCCTCTGATCCGAAGTCGTGAATAAAGGTCCATGCTGCCCCATCATTCGCGCTATACCATAGCTCCGCCTCATCGCTCCCATCATCAAACAATCCGAGCACCTGCCTCGGGTCTGTTCCGACCGTCTTCCGATACGCCCTCAGTGCCGTGAGGCGCGTGGCACTGCTGCCTGTATTGGTCGTAATTGCTGACGAGTTCTTCTTGGTATAGCCCTGAATCTTCTTCGCCCGCCCGAGCTTGTCAATCCAGAGATTGCGCGAGCCGGATGAGGAGAAAATGTCCGGTAATGCCACAGAATGGATACCCTCTTGGGTGCCCATGAACGTGGTGAAAATCTGTAGCTGAATCGGATAGGCCATCACTCGCCTCCGAACACACTCAATAACCCGGCCACGATCGCTGACGCCAACGTCCCCATCACCCCCGCCACTTTCATCGAGGCGCTCTTCGCTACGGCCATCTCCCGGTCTTCACGGTCAGACATAATCGCCAATTTGGTATTGATTTTTACGACACTGTCACTCACGTCATTAAGTTGCCGTCTCTGCTGGTCCAGTCGGTCCAGGACCAAGCGTTTCATCTCCACCCAATCGCCATCGTCGCTCATGATGTCTGCCTATGACGCTTCTTCCCACCCTTGCGTCCATGCCCGCGCCCGTAAGCCCGTAAAGGGATTCAGCCAGACATCCTTGCCCGAGATCCGCGCCGTGCGCCCCTTGTCTCTGGCGATCCGCATATTCTGGTCCTGCTCACGATTCCGCGCATTCTGCGGGCTTACCTTCAAGTCCTCCACAGGCGGCTCCCGCACTTCGTGATTGCGCGGTGCATATCGCGTGCTCATCAGGACGCTTTCGTCTTTGCAGCTTTCATGGGTGTCGGCAACGGCGTATTGCACAGCTCTTCAATCTGTTGAGCCTGTTGCACGCACTGCCTCGTCAAGCGGTCGATCATGAGGTCGCGCTCGCCCAACAGTCGCATCACATCGTCCATCGAAAGTCCGGGGAGTCCATTTGTCGGTGTGTCCTCTGCCATTATGATATTGGTCCTTTCTCTTGTTCTGCTTTGAACGCATCGCGGATTTCATCTGTCCAGACCGCATTGCATACAGACTGCACAAACTCACTTTCCCCGCTGACATCCGTGTTTTCCCATGCCCCTGCCGAATGCTGGCAACAGTCCAGCACCTTCCGAGAAAACGATTCCGCAATCTGCGTCTCGCCGTCCATTACCGTTGTTTTCGTGCGGACGCCAACCGAGCGAAACGGCCCGGTAATCTCAATCCGGTCATCCTCCACTATCTGACTCAGGGCCATGATTCCTCCGGGCTATGCGAACTCATACGTTGCGGTGAAGGTAAGCCAAAATTGTCCGTTATACACATCTTCCTGCGCCCATCCCGCTCCATCCCCATTTGTATAGATGTCTGCGACATTTGAGATCAGGTAAATCGTATTGTAATCTGCGCTAATCGGGAGGTTATACTGCTGCGGACACGCTATTGCAGTTGCGGCTTCTATATTGCTGGGAAACCCACCTATGCGAGCTTTTCCAGCGGCTCCAGTCATAGTAACGGCGTTGAAGTTCACGTATACGGTTATTGTGCGGCCAATGCGTGTATAGCGACCTTCTATTGTGCCCCCGCTTAGGGTGCCAGCCGTAGTTTGACCATAATAGGTGGGGGTAAATGTCCCTTCTTCGTAATCCCCAATTGGCAGGGAGAGTGTGATGCTTCCCGCCCCATTAGTGACGGTGACCTGCTCTGTTGTTCCTGTAATCGTCGCGAGGACTGGATCGCCCGCGCCGTCGCCGATGGGGATCTGTCCATCGGTCGCAACAGCAAGCGCAGTAATATCCCCTGTTCCGCTTCCAAGCAGGAGACCCCCATCTGTTAGTGACGAAACGCCCGTGCCCCCGTGCGAGACGGCGACATCGGTGCCTTCCCAGACCCCAGTCGCAATGGTGCCAAGGGTCGTAATCGAGGTTTGCCCCACGTAGCCGGAGGCAATCGTTACCGCATCTGCTGAGACCGTGATTTTATCCGTGGTGCCAATCACATTGAGCGTGACATCGCCAGTCGTTCCTCCACCGGTCATCCCGGCTCCGGCGGTGACTGCCGTAATATCCCCCACTGTCGGCGTTGCCCACGAGGGCACTCCTGACGCCAAGGTGAGCACGTCCCCATCCGTGGCTTTCGCCAGCTTCGCCAGTGTTGTCGTGCCACTGGCATAGATAACATCGCCTGCGGCGTAACTACTCAGCCCCGTGCCACCCTGCGCCACAGAAAGGGTGCCGGTCGCATTCGCGGCAGCGAGGTAATACGTGCCGGTCTGCCCATCGAGCTTGTCGGCATCGAGGTTATCGACCTTTGCCGCACCCGAAGCCACCGCAAACGGCGGATTTGTGCTCCGGTTATAAGTATGCAGCCCCGTAATGGTGTACGCTTCCTCTTCTGTCAGGAGGGTATTCCCTGACAGATCGGAGTCGGTATTGGTGACTTGGATATCAGCCATTTATGCCTCGATGTAAACCAACACACCATCCACTGACTGGGCTCCTCCCAGTTCCAGATTCAGGAGTGTCGCGGCACTGGTCTCGAACCAGCCCACCGGGTTAAACGGCAACGTCACGGTCTGCCCCTGCGTCGGCTGCATC